ATCCATTCATACAAGCGGAAGTGCATTCCCATAAAGTTCCAACTACAGAATAAGATTTTTTCTTTTCTGGTTTCTTCTCATGATGTACAACAGTTTTTGGTTTTGTCACAGTTGTATTATAATTCTCAACAACAACTTTTCGTGTTATTGTAATACAATCTGGACATTCACCAGTTTTAGGATTCATCCAACATCCTGCAATTGCTGGACAAACTTCCTCTGTAATATATTCAGTTTTTACTTCATATGCAATTGCGGATGTACTCACCAAAATTCCAAATAGAATAAATGACATCGATTTCTTCATAATTACCTCTTCTTTTAGATTACATTATATTATAACCTATAGAAACACTAATGTCAAGTTTTTTTACTATCTATTTCGAGTTTTCGCTTTATAAAAAATGTGTCTATCAATAGATGCCACTTTTTTGTGTTGATAACTCCAACTTGGATATTGTTCCATCCAATTTGCATGATAATGTGTGGCTCCGTCTGTTATGTCTATTAATATTCTTCGTTGATGTTTTTGCATTATGAGAACTGCAAGTTCTTTTGCATCTTCCCATGTTCTGCCTGGATTGGGATCATCTCCACGACCATCACAATACCATGAAAATTGACACATATCCCTTAACGGATACCATTCGTCTTTTTTTGCATTGTATCGATGTTTGCCCTCTTTAACTACTCCACATACATTGTTCGGATAGTGTTCAGAATTCATCCGATTGAGTGTTACATTTGCAACTGCAAGTTTCCCTGCCGTACTTTCCACACCGGCCTCAAAATAGATATTCTTAGCTAGACAATCGACATCTTGATTGGAATATCTAATATAATTAAGAGTTTTTACTGGTTTGAAGTAGTAATCACTCGATGAAATTTTTGTTCCTGAGACATTACTATTCGTAGGTGATGTGGTTAAGAATATTACAGTTAAAAGAGCAAGTAGAAATTTTCCTACTCTTGTTACCATATTCGTACCTTGTTTTGGTTTATCATACATTTCACCTTTTTTACATAATATAGAACATTTAACCAAATTGTAGTTATATTTATGTTATTTGCAATTTAATTCATTTTATATCTTCTATTCACATGCCTTATTTTTACATCATCATGATCATGAATATAAACCTCTTTGATTGGGCCGTCAATGTTTTTATCCCAATAATTAAGAAATTCAGTTATTCTTGGGTATTTCGGTCTTTGATCTTCTGTCTGCCATACGAATTCGTTCACTATGTTCAAATAATCTGGAATATAATATACTACTTGAACGGATGCAATCGTCCATTTCTCTATAATATAGACCAAGATTATCCCTTTCCAGTTGATCCGAATCCTCCATCTCTATCAGTTTTTCTTTCGGGCCGTTCATGAACTTCCATCATCACATATGGTTTTTCTTGAACTAACTCTGCCTGACAAATACGTTCTCCGTCTTTTACAAATTGTTGAAAACCACTAATATTATATACCATCATAAAAACCGGCTGTACATAATCAGAATCAATAATTCCTACATTATTTGCAAGAGTCAAACCTTGTTTTAATGCAAGGCTCGATCTTGGATATAAACGAATTGAATGTCCCATTGGAATATCAAATATTAAACCAGTAGGAACTAACATTCGTTCTGTTGGATTGATTTGCACCCTTCCTTTTACTACTTTTCTCTCTCTTATCTCTATGTCTTCGTCTTGGTGATTTATGTATACTCTTACTACCGAATCTTCTGCTAAGTAAGAGTGCAAATCAAAACAGGCCGAACCTTCTGTGGCTCGGAGAGGATCTTTTACCTCTGACTCTAATTTATAAAATAGAAGATCATTCGACATTCTCATCAACATCCCTTTTGTTTCCTATATTATATTTTGGAGTTAAATCCCATTCGTCTTTCTCTTTAAAAGACAAGATCTTTAACTGGCTCAATGGAACTGTAGGTTCTGATGATTTATTTGGTTCTACTAGATCTATTAACTCCCATTCTGTAAGAAGATTAGCAATAGTATTGCGTCTTGCTACATCATTCTCTGAAAAGTTGGTTGTTTTTCCGTCTAATGCAAATAATTCTTTAAAATGTACTATGTAATATTTTCCCTGCTTGTGCAGGATATGACATGATTGAAATAAGGTTTTTTCTTTTCGTGATGCGATCCCGATTCTTGTAAGGGTTTCTCGTACCTTTAAAAAATCATCAGGCTCTTTTAATCTCACTTCAATCATCGATTGGATGATTATTTCACTCATTTTTTCCTTTCAAACCACCTGTATCAATTCGTTGTTTAATAATGTCTAATTGCGAGTCATTAAGTAAAGTAATGTATTCTCTTGCTTTTGTATAACTGCATTTATAGTATTCCTTGATATTTTCAAGGACTTCATTACCATCTCTTTTTAACCATTTTCCATACCTTTTTTTAGGTCTTATACTATTTAGAAAAAAGTCAAATTGGAGCTTCGAATCTGCATGGTTGTGAAAGTTCATTTCATTTGCATATAGAACTGTATCATGGTTAAAACTTAAACCACGATTAATAATAAAAGGTTTATATTCCTTTTCTAACTCAGGTTTTTCATCAATCAAATTGGTTTTACCATGATTGATTTGGTTAATAAAATCAAAAGGGCTCATGACATAAAATCCGAAAGGGTTGATCTTACTTTAGTTTTATTTAATTCACTATGAAATTCTTCATGTCCTTCCAAAGAATATTTAGAACCATCGAAACCTTCTAAATATTTTTCCATTTTGGACTTAATTGTTTCATCTGGAATAAACAACTTAGTATGGCGAGATGTGGGATCATCTTTCAATCCAAATTGTAAGACCCATCTACGAATAGTTTCCCATGAATTACCACCCATTCCATCAACCATTTTTGGATGTGTTTGGAATAGGAAATCTTTTTTATATTCTAAATCATTGAGAATGAAATATAACCAAGGCTTACAAAAAGATCCTTCAACATCTTGAATCTTAGTGTGTTGCCAACTATTAATCATGGCTTGCACAAGATTGTCTCTAAATACCATATCATGTTTTGGTATTTGATAAGAAAAATCATTAGGCATATTTTGTATCAATCTTTGAAATTCTTCCTTAGTTTTGAAAAAGTAAGGATAGTTATTACCAACAACTTCTCTCATCATAGGTGAATCATACACCAAAGTAGGTGTTCCCACCTGTATTGGATCTTGTACTGATAAATTCCAAGTTGCATATCCTTTAATCCATGCAACCGAAGCATAAGATCCTCTTAAAAAATCTGAATACAATTCCAACGAACCAAGTCGAGATTTAGGAATTCCTTCATATGCATATTTAAACCTACCAGGCTCAAATACGGACTCTTCTTGATTTCCTTCCAATTCTTCCAATCCAGTTGTTTCAACTGGTGAATATCCAGACAATGGTTTTTTAACTTTTTCATCGGTGACTAAAACTTGATACTCTTCAGGCAATCCTTCCATCATCTTATGAAGATGTCTTGCACCAGTTGTGTCATTCCACCTATGATTAAATGCAATTATTTTCTTTCCTTCTGGTGGACTCCAATACTCTCCATTTGTTTGTGGAAGTGGTTTTGCTTTGAGTGGCATTTTTGCAATCTTATCCATCAAAATCTTTTCATCTGGACTCAAAACGTGTGGTGTTCCTTGTCTTGTACGTGCCTTCTTTTTAAAATTGGATAGAATATAATCCGTACTAGCATCAGAATGAAAAAAGATCGTACTACATCTATCAATGGCTTCAAATTGTCTAAAGAATGTTGGGGGAAACGCTGGTGCAGGACTTGATGCAGTACAATCAACCCAATGAAAAAATGAGAATCCATCTGTATTGGTTTGACCATATCTAATTGACAACAAATTCCAAAGAACATTTGTAAGAATTTCTGGTTGATGAGTAAATACAAAATCAATATCAATTGAAGATGTTTCTAATGTAATAAACTCTCCAGGCCGAAATTCAACTTTTTGTCTACCAGAAAAAATTCGACAAAATGTTCTACCATCAAAATTAGCACGATTTTGCATAACCGATTGTGGATATGGAAATGGTATCATTGTAACATTATCCATCGAATACAAACGATCAGAAGGAGAGAGAGTGTTCAATTCTGGTATCATGATATAATGATGACACATTGGTAAAAAATCAACTGTATCCATCATCACTTTCCAGTTTGAACACCTCTCTACTTCATACTTACTTCCCTTCCATCTAACAGGAGAGGCTACGTGCAAAATACGTTTTCCAAAAATTGGTACTTTACCATATTTTTCAAATACTTCATTCATACAAACTCACATTCTGCCATTAACTCAACTAGGCAAGCTACAAGATTAACTTCTTGGTCTGCAACAAATGCAGATTTATATTGATAATCTGCAATAATTAAAACTGCTTGTGGTATAGAAGATTTTTCTAATACTTCATACAGTTTATCATAAATCTTACGATATACAGTTGCAGGATCATTATCAACATTCGTTACAACCCATTGTCTCATATTCTGAAAATTCTTTTCTCGTAATGCGGAAATTAATTGATTTAAATTTAACTCTCCTATATTTGCAAGAATTCCAGAATTAATTTCACCAGATGTTGAATATCTTTGCAACTCATTTATCACTCTCCGAAAATCTGGAAAATGTTTATTAATTAGAGCCGCAACTACATCTTTATCATATACTATACTATGTTCAGTAAGTATTTGATCACACCGATTTAAAAACTGCATTGCAATTTCTGGTTTCTCTTTTTTATCAAGAGTGAAATCCACAACTGCACAACGAGAATGAATCGGATCTATAATTCGATTTTTATAATTACAAGTAAAAATAAAAGAACAATTCTCTGCAAACTTTTCAATAAAGTTTCTCATGGCCGGTTGTACTGAATCGGGATTCATATAATCCGCTTCATCAATAATAACAACCTTACGGCCACCACCAAGTGAAATAGTCGAACAGAACTGTGTTAATTTGGTTCTCAAGGTATCGATCATCCTACCTTCATCTGAACCATTAATTACTATGTAATCAGAATTTGTTTGTTCACAAATAGCACGTGCTGCAGTTGTCTTACCAACTCCTGACGGCCCAGTAAACATGAGATTGGGAATCTTCTCTTCTTTGACTACATCAGATAAAGTATTTTTTATCTTATTTGATAAGATACAATCATTGATGGTTCTAGGTCTATGACCCTCAACCCATAATAAAGAATCTGTCATGATCACCCTTCATATGAAGAATTTTGTTCTAATGCAATCCAATATTGAAGTGAATCGGTCTTTCTTTTAAAATGTGAAATACGTTTAGATGAAAGAGAAACATCATAATCCCCTTCCATTATTTTATTAAGATTCTCAGTTTTGAAAATCATACGAAATGTCTTGTCTGTTTGTCCAACTATAGTAGAAAATTTATCAGAACTCGTATTTCCAGTATCAGACACTACAAGTTTAATATTTGACCCATCTCCTTCAACCACTACTTCTGGTAAACCCAACGTATTGGCTGCATTAACAGTTGTTTTGAAATGCTCTTTTGTCATTTCAAATTGTATTTCTGGATCTGGAAATGTTATTTCTTTATCTGGTGGTGTTTGAAACATTGAACTACTTCCACAATAACGATAGATAGCAGAATGTTTATCATCACTAATTGATACACCATTCTCATCAAAATCCAATTCTGGATCATTGAAAAGTGAAAGAGTTCCCAAGAAACGATTCAATTCATAGATAGGAAATGTTCTTGAAAATTCTTCTTCTATCTCAACTGAGGCCAGAATTGTATTCAAAGGTGAAACTGTTTTGAGATGTTTCCCCTCACGAAATTCAATACTTTGATTGATATTCGCATAATTTTTTAACAGATTAGTTGTCCGTTCACTTACTTTCATTTATATTCTCCGATTCACGTTTATAATAATTATCATGTAGGTATAACATAATAATAACATAATGAGCGACTTTTGTCAAGTCATTTCTATTAAATCCACCTTTTTTTCCATATCTTTGAGCGTATTTAATAATATTACCGATACAAAAACCTTCACCATGTCCTGCATCTGCAATAAATTCTGTTGATTGTATTTTGTTTTGAGCATAATGGGAAGAATAGGTCTTATCTATCGCATCCCAAATTTCACTTAAATATTTGCCCTCATCGAAAACATAATCAACCTTTTTTCTTTCGTTTTCCACGATTTCTTTTTCGTTTTTCATAACCACTCACTCTTGATTCTTTGTCCATGCCATGAGCTGCAAACTCAAGATTTGCTAAACTCTGCATTGAACCCGAAAAGACATATGAACCCATATGTCCAAGTTTCATCCAAGGGCAAAGATATATCTTATACCCTAATCTACGAACAAACTGGCAAAAGAAATAATCTTCTGAAAGATATCGATTACTTTTACCAGAAATTTCACCCAAATAGGCATCTGAATCAATTACAGTATCGAAATATGCATGAATTTCTCTATCACCAGAAAAATGTTCTGAACGATTGTGATCTGGTGTATATGTAAATTGTGGATAGGCTTCTTTAAAATCATCAAACACTTCACGTTTAATTAACATAAATCCTGTACCAATTTCCAATACATCAACTGGTTCTGCAACTTGAATTTTATGAGTATTTTCTACTGGATTAAAAACATAATCACCAGTATATTGCTCCAGAACAGTAGGATCTTCATCTGCAAGTCCTGTATCAACTGCATTACGAACTTTCTCCCATGCAATACATTTTTTAGGATATGGGCCACCGATAATGTCCTTATCCAATGCAGCCAAAGTCAGAACATCATTTGGATCGAAATGAATATCTGCATCAATAAACATGAGATGTGTATACTCTTCCGCTCTCAAAAATTCATCTACCAAATAATTTCTAGCTCTTGGAATTAAAGATTCATTAAAAAGATAAAAGAACTTCAAGTCCATTTGATATTTGGTAGATAATGTTGCAAGATCACAACACGCCTTTGAATACATTCCAGAACACATTCCACCATACATTGGTGTGGCTACAAATATCTTTTTTTCTCGTAATTCTTCAATAGGTATTTTTACTTCTGGCATAATATCTCCACATCAGATCATATAAAAATAGGAGTCAGATTATAATCTAACCTGACCCCTTATTCTTTTATTTAGAACGGCTGAAAATCCTCTTCTTTTTCTTCCGCTGTATCGAGAACTGTTTCTTCTTCATCAGAAGGTAAAGAAACTTTCTCATCCAACTTGGAATACAAGTCCATGAAAGTATCTTTGGTCTGATCATCAAACCTTGCAACACACATTGCAATCGCTTTCATTCTATCTTTGAAAATCGAAAATGCGTGAATGATATGCACCAGACGGCGAGTGGCAATAATTTCATCAACTCCACCATCATAAAAAGTTTTACGAATCAGATCTGCCCAATCCACCAGTTTCCCAGCATATTCTTCATCAAGACATCCAAGATTTTCCATCAACTTAATGATGATCTTCTTTTCAACTGCAATTGAAGGATACTCTTGCTCAACTGTAATTGGGAATCTCTCAAGGAAAGCCTCATTGAGGATGTTTGTGCCGATAAATCGACCATCTTCAGAACCTTTACCTTTAGTATTCGCAGTCGCCATAACTGTGAAACCAGCTTTAGGACGAACAATCCTTCCTTCTTTTTTGATGAGAAGTGGATTTCCTTCCAGAACAGGCTGGAGACACATAATCTTGTTGGATGCGAGGTCAACCTCATCCAGAAGAAGAGTTGCACCGCGTTCCATTGCCATTGTTACTGGCCCATCCTGCCAAACTGTTCGACCATCGACCAGAGCATAGTGTCCAATCAAATCATCTTCATCAGTTTCAATAGTGATGTTCACACGAAAAAGTTCTTTCTTGAGTTCCGCATGAACTTGTTCGATCATCATGGTTTTTCCGTTTCCAGACAAACCAGTAATGAAGATAGGATAGAATTGACCAGATTTCTTAATGGTCTTTACATCATTGTAATGTCCAAATTTTACATAACCATCAACCTTAGATGGAACATAAGATTCAGTTGAATTTTTTGGGAATTCGATTACATTAGTAACCATTTCTGCACTTTCGACTCTTGCAGCGGTTGCATGAGTTGCAAGTGAAACAGTTGTATTTTCTGCAACAACTGATTCAGATACCGCAGGAATAGAAACATCTATATCCAAATTTCCATCCATAGTAGGAAGTTTATACATACCCCTA